CATTAGGTCTAGCGACAAATGCGGCTAGAGATTTGACTGTTGCGAACACATTTTATCCACTCGTCTCTATTAGATTGAAATCAACTACACCGGATTGCATAGTAGTTCCTACAAGTTTTTCGTTACTTGGGGTCAGCACTGGCAACTATCGTTACAAATTAACAAGAGACGCGACAATTACTGCTGGCGCTTGGGTTGATTTAGCTGACAGTAACATTCAATATAATATTACTGCCACTGGAATGAGCGGCGGTGAAGATATGGATACAGGCTACTTTGCAACATCAAACCAATCAACGGGCGCAATCCCTTCACAAAGCGATTTGTTCAAATATCAATTAGAACGAAACAGTTTTGATGGGACTTATTTTACATTTACACTTGGGTGTTGTTCTAATGGCGCTGGCGATGATATACTAGGTTCAATTAGTTGGCAAGAAATTACTTGAGTGATGTGATCTATGCTATAGCCGAATACCGGGTATACCTAAATGTCTATATACATCTGTGTGATAATGTGATAAATATGGTTGTTGTCAATGGGGACAACTTACACATCACAGAGGTTAAAAATGACCACTACATATGTACTTCCACAAAATGTTTTTGTGAAGGTTTATAACTCAATCCAAAACTTTATGACTGAAGTTTCAAATCGTAGAGCTAAGACAAAACTAATCAAAAAGACAGTTAAACAACTTAACGAACTAACAGACCGCGAGTTAAGAGATATTGGACTTTCACGTTATGATATCGAACAGGTCGCAAAAGAATATATGAAAGAACTTAACACAAAATAATTCAATAAATTTGTATTGAATCGAATAAAGGCGGGCTTAATGCCCGCTTTTCTTTTATATAAATAATACTAATGTAGTAAGGCTACGGCAAACCTATGAATGGAGACAAAATGAAACTTGATAAAAACAAGCCTGTTAAAAAGGCTGATAAAGAACTTGTTAAGAATACTATTGAAATCAATCCCACATTAAAAGAAGCTTCCGGTAAAACTGCCGTTATTGCGTGGGGTCGCATGAATCCAATTACTGTTGGACATGAGAAGCTTGTCGACAAAGTTTTAGAAGTAGCTCGTAAATCTAAAGCTGATCCTATGGTATTCCTTTCACATACGCAGGATCCAAAAAAGAATCCACTTTCATATGATGATAAATTACGTCTTGCAAAAACTGCATTTGGTTCTATTATCAAAAGTTCTGCTTCAAAAACAATCATTGATATTATGAAGCAACTACAAGGTCAGTATGACAATGTTATTCTTGTTGCTGGTCAAGACCGAATCAATGAATTTCAAGCACTCCTAACAAAGTATAATGGTAAAGACTATACTTTTGACTCAATCACAGTAGTATCGGCTGGTGAACGTGACCCTGATGCTGATGATGTAACAGGCATGTCTGCATCAAAGATGCGTGCATTGGCCCTACAAGGCGATCAGGCAGCATTTACAAAAGGTCTTCCTAAAAAGCTACAAGCACATGCCGCGGATGTATATAAACTTGTGCGTGCTGGTATGCGGATTGCTGAAGGTCTTGAACTTGAAGAAGCAGTATTGACCATTGCACAAAGACTTAAGAGAGCACAAGTTCTTCGTAGAAATGAACCAAAATTAAAAGCAGCAAGACTCAGAGCGGCTAAAAGAATGGCTGCTCAACCAAAACTAATTAATCGTGCACGTAAAAAAGCAATTGAACTAATTCGTGCCAGAGTTGCTGGTGAACGCGGTGCTAACTATCATGATTTATCGGCAAGTGAAAAGATCCAAATTGATAAACAAGTTGAAAAGCGTAAAAAAGCAATTGGTAAAATTGCGGCAAGATTACTTCCATCCGTAAGAAAGGCTGAAATGATTCGCTTTCAACATGCCACACACGGTAATGTTGAAACTGTTAAAGTAAATGAATCATTTGAAGCTTTTATGGAAGCATCAATGGCTGATACCAAACCAAAGAAAAGATTCCATGATCTGTTTAAAAAAGACAAAACTGTAAAGTTTGATAAAAGATTTAAATTTAACCGTCATGTCAATGAAGAGGTAGAATCTGATCTTGAGTTGTTGGAACTTATTGACGAAGCCTTTGTATCATTTAAATTACAAGAACAGAAAAGTATGTCTGCTCTCTTAAAGAAAGCAGAACTTGCAAATGTTGACTTTGATGTTGTATTATCAGTATATCACGAAGGTCTTAATGAAGAACATGGTAGTCATTTAACTGATGAACAGTATGCATTTAACAAAGTAAATAGTTTTGTTGCTGAAGCATCAACAAGAATGCCACATCTGTTAAATCCTGGATTGTCTCTTAAACAACAATTAGTACATGGTCTAACACATCGTGATCTTGACATAGACGGTGATGTTGATAGTTTAGATAAAACAACACCTTCAGATATTACAGGTATAGAAAAAAATGTCTATAACAAGATGATGAAAAAATATGCAGGTGAAAAGAAACACACTGCTGCCGGTAAACCTGCATATGAATCAGCTGGGTTATGGGCAAATATTAATGCTCGCCGTAAACAAGGTTTACCGCCTAAAAAGCCTGGCGAAAAAGGTTATCCAACAACATTAAAGATTGAAGGTGTAAATGATCCATCAATCTTTAAAGCAGTATTTCTTGCTGGGGGTCCTGGATCAGGTAAGTCATTTATTGTAGGTAAGACTGCATTGACAGCACTTGGTTTTAAAGTAATTAATTCAGATGACATCTTTGAAAGAGCATTGGCCAAGGTTAATCTGAAACCAACACCAGAAGACATCTATTCACCATTAGGCCAACAGACAAGAGACCAAGCAAAAGTTGTTACTGGTAAGAAACTAGAATTGGCCATTTCTGGTCGTCTTGGACTTGTCATTGATGGTACTGGTAAAGACTATGCAAAGATTGAAAAACAGGCTGATAAACTTCGTGCTATTGGTTACGAAGTTGCAATGATCTTTGTTAATACCGACCTTGATACTGCATTGGCTAGAAATAGAATGAGAGCTCGTTCACTTCCAGATGATGAAGTATCTGCAATGTGGAAAGATGTTCAAAAGAATCTTGGTAAGTTTCAAAATTTCTTCCGTCAGAAAATGTTTATCATTGACAACTCAGAAGGTTCTAATTATGAAGGTGCTGTGTTATCAACCTATCGTAAAATTGCTGGATGGGCTAAAACAAAACCTGAAACCAATGCAGCTAATGATTGGATCAAAGCAAAGACTGTAAAAGAAGAATCTGTAAATGAAGCATTTGAATCTATGTTGACTGAAGAAACTCAGTGTGCACTTATTACACAAGCAGACATTCGTGAACTTGAAAAGTTTGCCGATGATCTATTAGCAAAATATGGTATTGATATTGAATTCACAAAGCACTTTGGTGACCGTATGTCAGATGAGCGTAACACACCATGTATCAATGTCAAGGAATTAAAAGACTTCTTCCGCAAAGTATATGCAAATGCAGGTGCAAAGATCAAAGGTAATGTTGGTCTTGAAGTTGTTATTAAAGATCTACAAAAGTCCTTAAATATGCCTGTTGTGATTGACCGCAAAAAAGGTGAAGTTGAAGTGACTTTTAAAACCATTATGAGAAAAAAGAACTTTACATCATCATCAAAAACAGTACAATATTAAGGATTTTAAAATGACTTTTGAACTAAAAAAAGAACATGTGGCAGAAATGCTGAAAGGTAACAAGAATATTGATGGGTGGTATAATGCCATGGTCAAGATTCTACCAAAATATGAAATCAACTCACCGAATAGAATTGCAGGATTTATGGCACAGTGTGGCCATGAATCAGTTAACTTTACAGTACTTGAAGAGAACTTAAATTATAGTGCTGAAACACTTGAAAAACTATTCAGTAAATACTTTTCAAAAGCTGGACGGAATGCTGCAGATTATGCAAAAAAGCCTGAAAAGATTGCTAATATAATTTATGCATCACGTATGGGTAATGGTGATACTGCTTCTGGTGATGGATGGAAACATAGAGGTCGTGGTATCATTCAACTTACAGGCAATGAAAATTATACTAACTTTGGCAATTCAATCGGCAAATCGGTTGATGAAGTCATTGAATATCTTAAAACAATTGAAGGTGCTCTTGAATCGGCATGCTGGTATTGGAACTCTCGTAAGATCAATGCTGTCTGTGATGCAAATGATATTACAAAAATGTCTAAACTTGTGAATGGTGGTACTATTGGTCTTGCTGAACGTAAGAAACATTATGATCATAATCTTACAGTACTTGTCGGAACCACAAATGTTGTTTCCATAAAAAAGACAAAAATAACATCTGGTTCTGATCTGACAACTGCATTGAATGTTGGATCAACTGGTGATACTGTAAAAGCACTTCAGATAAAACTTGGTTTGAATGCTGATGGTACATATGAATTAAGAACAAAGCGTGCCGTAAAAGATTGGCAAGCCAAAAATGGACTTACTGCTGATGGTGTGGCAGGACCTATAACCCTTAAGAAACTGTTAGGATAACCAAATGAAAACCTTTAATGAATTTACTGAAGCTTATGTCGGCCAAGCTGTTAATTCGTCTGACAAAAAAACCATTAAGGTAACTGGTCCTGATGGCAAACCTTATTTTAAACAAGTTCCTGCTAAGCGTAACCTGACTCAGGAAGACACTCAACTTGATGAAATTCAGGTCAATTGGTCACATAGTACTCAAAAGTATCACACCATCAAACATCCTGATGGTAGTCATTATGGTGTATTTGATCACGGAACGTATGGCACTAAAGGTCATGAGATTCGCAAAATCAAAGACTCTGATGGAAATGTTGTAAAAGCAAAAGATAGTAGAAAACAAAGTGATCGTTATAAATCAGGTATGGGATCACCATCAGAAGCTGCCAAAGCTTGGACCAAAAAGAATGGTGGAACTATTATAAATCATAAACTTAAAGAAGAAGCTGAGTATGATGAATATACTGAAATGACTCGTTCTGAACTTAAGATTGCAATTAATTCTGCAAAAAAGATCCTTGACATGATGGACGATGATGTTGAAATTGAAAGATGGCAGATTAGTGAGATCGTAACAGCATCTGATAGTTTAGCAACTGTATATCAGAACCTATTGGCTGATAACATGGATGAAGAAGATGAATATGACTCAGAGGAAGATTACGCATGAAATCATTTAAGTCTTTTATTGAAAACATATATGAAAGTGCTGATGAAGGACTGAAAGCAAAAGCAGATAAATCTGGTGTATCTCTTGGAATACTCAAAAAGGTATATAGTCGTGGTGTTGCAGCTTGGAACTCAGGCCATAGACCAGGTACTACTCCACAACAATGGGGTATGGCTCGTGTGAACTCTTATATCACAAAAGGTAAAGGCACATATTATGGTGCTGATAAAGACCTTCACGAAGAACAACTAGATGAAAAGACCAGAAGAGATAAAGAATCTGGTTTACCGCAAAAGTATGTGGCTGGTGTATCTGTTGCAACAGCAAAGGCAAGAGCAGCTCATTGGAAAAAGATGGATCAAAAGAGTGATCGTGATCCTTCGGCATATGAACCAGCGCCTGGCGATGCCACCGCAAAAACAAAACCAAGTGAACATACATTAAAGTATCGTAAGATGTATGGTGAAGAACATAATAAATGTGGAACACCAGATTGCTGTGGTCAGTGCAATGAAGAACTTATTATTGAGGAAGCCGAATATCAAGGCAAAAAAGTCAAACTGAATGATCCTATTCGAACATCAGAGAATCCAAATAAAAAGTTCAAGGTCTATGTAAGAAATGATCAGGGTAATGTTGTCGTAGTTCGCTTTGGTGATCCAAATATGGAAATCAAACGTGATGATCCTGCACGCCGAGCATCATTTAGAGCAAGACATAATTGCGATAATCCAGGACCGAAGTGGAAAGCAAAATACTGGTCTTGTATGCAATGGCGTGCAGGTGCCAAAGTAGATAACTAATAAATACTTAAAACAATAACGTAATAGGAGTCAAAAATGAAATTAGATCCAGTAGATCAAAAAGCACTTAAAGGTCCACATTCAAGTGCTAAGGACAAAGACATCAACAATGATGGTAAAGTAAACTCATCTGATGAGTATCTACATAAGCGTCGTCAGGCTGTTTCAAAAGCACTTGGCAAGTTGAAAGAAGCTGCTCTTGAAGAAAAGAAACTTACTGATAAGCAAGTAAAGAATGCTCTTGCTTCAGCAAAGGCAAAGCCAAAAGAGATGGTGTCACTTAAAAAGCCTCCTTTCAAAATGGATGAAGAAGCTGAAGAACTTGATGAAGTGTCTGCTTCAACATTGGGTTCTTACATTCGCAAATCATCAAAAGATGCAGATGCTTCAATGAAAAAGCGTGATAATGCTCTTGATAATGATGATGGTGAAACCGCACGTAAGATGGGCAGAATAGCTCGTAAGCGTGATAAAGGTACAGACATGGCAATGGACAAACTAAAAGGCACTCGTTATGCAAAAGTTCATGCAACTGAAGAAGCTGACCTTGATGAAGCTAAAAAACCAAAGCCTGGAAATAATGCTATGGTAATGGCAAAGAATATCGGCAAAGTTCTTTCAGCAGTGAAAAAAGAAGAAGCACCGATGAATGGTGAAAAACCATTGCGTATGAAATTAGCTCAATTCAGAAATCAAGAATAAGTATAACCCAATAAAGGAGTAACCGAAATGGCACTATGGGGAAATAAAGACACTAAGGCTGTAACAGGCACAGTTGCTGCAGCAAATTCATCCGCTACAGTAACTGGTACAGGAACAGCATTTACAACTGAACTCAAGGTTGGCAACTCACTTGTTATTGCAACTGTGCCTTATGGCATCGTGGCAATTGCAAATACTACATCTTTGACGCTTGCAAGTGTTTATGCTGGTACAACTGCAACTGGTCTTACAGTGACTGCAAACGAATCACCTGCATCTATTACAAATGGTGATAAGGCAAAGATTTTTGGTGTTGACACAACAGAAGCTGCTATAACAAAACAGATTACACATGCTGGTTGGGTTCAACAAACAACTGGTACTGGTGGTCGTTCAGGTCGTGTTACATATGAAACACTTGTTGCTATGGGAACTATTTCTGGTGATGCTGAAGATACAGCATTCCCTGACGCTTAATAAGCATACCGAGAGGGGATCAATTCCCCTCTCTTTACATATAATAAATGGTGCTCATAATGATCCTTGACGAAAAATCTTTTTTAATATATGCGGCCAAACATTATGATCTAAAAAGATCGTCAGGTGTAGAAGAATTTTATGATGACTTAAAACGGTTTCAGTATTTAAAAAGACTTTTTAAACGTTATGAAGAAGATAATGATATTAGACTCAGACTTATCTTGAATCATGTGATTGTATTATATAACTGTTTTGGTGTTGCTGCTACAAATATGTTGTTTTTCAAACTAAAAGAACATCATAAATACTTAAAACCATTTGTGATCTTTTTAAACTATATGCCAGATTATATAGAATATGAAAATGAACTTATATTGAATAGTGATATATCAATGGATCAACGTATAATAGAAGAGCTGAGAAAAGTATGATTGTAGATCTTTATCTCGTATATCAATTTCTTAAAAGACTGACTATGTCATTTGACTCATGGCCTTCATTTAAGACAGGCGTCATTAATGATAAAGGTGAAATCCTGATTAAGAAACAGAATAGATCACGTGAGCAAAATGACTCATTTGGTAAATTTGATCTTATGATTCTAAAACTCAAGAAATTATTAGCTAAAATTCCTGGTGGTTCTACCAAACTAGCATCGTACGCTGCAGCATTATGGCTTATCAAAGAGAATAATGCATATGTAGATGAAGCGCTTATGGAACAACAGTTAGTATCATATATGCACTATATCAAAGAAAATGTAGATGTCAATAAAAAGTTTGACTTGATCTTTGAAGATGTGATTATTAATTCAGTTGGTTCTGGTAAAATTGACGGTATTGGTATTGGACCAAGAGGTGAGCCTGGATTGACCAAATCACAGATGAATAAATATAAGAAAATGACATTAAAGGATAAAGCATAAATGGGTATGAAACTTGCCGCAATAGTTGGCGCTTTGTTATTGGTAATGTCTGCTTTATTCTATTGGTATTATAATGATACGCAGTCAAGAATGGCTGTATATAGTGAGAATAATGCTCGACTTGAGGTTGCAGTACAAACAAATCAACAAGCAATTTCTGAGTTAAAGTTACAAAACTATTTGGCCAATGCAGAATTGAAAAAAGTAAATACGGCATTTTCGGCTTCAAGAGAACAAAATAGACAATTAGTAGATAGACTATCAAAACATGAAATTGGTGTATTAGCTGCAATCAAACCAGCTTTGGTTGAAGGTATCATCAACAATGCCTCAGCTAAGGCTCTAAGATGTTTTGAAATATTAAGTGGTAGTCCACTCACAGATAAAGAAATGGATGCAAAAGATGCAAAAGCGTTTAATAGTGAATGTCCTTGGTTGTGGGTTAGTGTTACTCCTTAGTGCTTGTGCACAGCCAAAACCAATTGAAATATCATCTAAGCCTATTGACAAACCAGCATTGGTTTTGCCAACGGCTGACACGTTAAATCTTCGTGAAGTAAAATGGATTATAATTACACCTGAAAATGCAGAGCAAGTATTTAAAACATTACCAACAACAGGCGGCAAAGTTGCTGTTTTTGCACTTACTGATAAAGGTTATGAAAATCTTTCTTTGAATATTAATGATTTAAGAACATATGTGCAGCAGTTACAATCTATTATAGTTGCATACGAAGGATATTATTCCGCCGGTGTTAAGGCATATCAGTAACATAAAAGTTGGAGTATCCTAAAATGTCAGAAGCATCAGATGAAAAACGATTAGATCGTATTGAAGAAAAAATTGATAGACTATCAGAAGCAATGGTACTGATTGCTAGAACCGATGAAAAGTTGGTTGCTATGGAGCAAAAATATGGTGCCCAGTATGAACGTATGAATAGATTTTCTACCAAACTTGATGACATTGAGAGACAAGTAATTCTCAATGCCCAGGTATCTCGTAACATATCCACATTGTTTTGGATTTTGGTTACAGCAGTAACTGGCGGTGTTGCAACAATGTTAATGCAATTTTACAACTAAGTGCTCTTTTTAGTTGACATTTATCTACATGATGGTATAATGAATTAATGGTTCAATATATTATTGGAGACAATATTGCATTACATTGATTATAAGTATGTTAACATGTTATCGGTAAGGCTTGATAGGTTTACTGTCAAGTCTACCAATCCATATAAGGTGAACTTTAGATGTCCTATCTGTGGTGATAGTCAAACATCCAAAACAAAGACCAGAGGATGGATTCTTGAAAAAGATAATAAAGCCATGTTCCATTGTTTTAACTGTAGTACAAGTCTTGGTTTAAAAAATCTATTACGATCGGTTGACATCAATCTATATAATAACTATATTATTGATTTTAAAATGGATCTAGGACAAGTTGTCAAAGAAGAGATTCAGTCTCCTATTGATACGCTTGTTCATAAGGTGCCACAATTCAAAAAGGCTAATTCGCCATTACTTAAGATTAAAAAAATTAGTCAGCTGCAACCAGATCATCCTGCCAAAAGATATGTAGAGAATCGTAAGATCCCTACTTCAAGCCATTATAAACTATACTACACACCTAAATACAATGCCTGGGTAAATACTATTCTTCCAGACAAACTGAATGCTAAAATGGATGAACCACGACTTGTCATTCCGTTTATTGATAAAAATGGTATCTTGATTGGTTTTACTGGACGATCATTTAAGAAGGATGGTCTGCGCTACCTTACCATAATGCTTGATGAAAGTAAACCAAAGATTTTTGGTCTGAATACTGTTGACTTTACTCGGCCTTACTATATCGTTGAAGGGCCAATTGATAGTCTGTTTATTGATAATGCAATTGCGACTGGTGATGCTGGTGGTAGTGATTTGGCTCTTGAAAACACAGAGAATGCTATCTATGTGTTTGATAATGAACCACGGAATAAACAGATATGTGATCGTATGGAAAAACTGTTAGATAAAGGATATAAATTGTGCATTTGGCCAACTAATTTGGTTGACAAAGATATAAATGATGCTATAATGTCTGGATTGGATCCTAAAGCGATCATTGAAAAGAATATATATAGTGGTTTGGTCGGCAAACTACAACTCAGCCATTGGAGAAAATGTTAATGAAGGTCAATCTATTTGCCTATTCACAACCTGTTAAAGATCGTATTATTGGCCTAGATGATATTCAAGATATTATTGCCTATTGTGCTAAGGTATCAAATCCACAATTTCAAACAAACTTTGAAACATCAGAAAAACTATTAAAATATCTTATTGCAAATGCTCATTGGTCTCCATTTGAAATGGTTTCAGCTACTATTGAGATTGAAACCACTCGTGATATTGCTCGACAAATGCTTCGCCATCGGTCGTTCTCATTCCAAGAGTTTAGTCAACGCTATAAAGAAGTTGATGCTTTGGGTAATTCATTTGTTATCCGTGAAGCTCGTTTACAACATCCAACCAATCGTCAAGACTCAATTGAAACTGACGATGAAGAATTGCAGCATCAATGGGCTGCAGCACAACAAAGTGTGATTGATCTTTCTAAAAAAGCATATGACTGGGCATTAAAGAATGGTATTGCTAAAGAGGTGGCACGCTCAGTTCTACCAGAAGGTAATACTGTATCACGTTTATATATGCAAGGTACTATTCGTTCATGGATTCATTATATTACTCTACGTTCCGCCAATGGAACACAAAAAGAACACATGGAACTTGCGGTAGAAATTGGTAAGGCAATTGCCGAAATCTTCCCACTTTCTAGTCAAATCACACAATAAAGAGGTACGTAAATGCTTTTCGAAGAACAAATTTCAAGAAAGCCGGATCTATATCCATGGACTAAACAGTTTATGGATGCTATTTGGCAAGGGTTTTGGACACCCGACGAGTTTAATTTTAGATCAGATTATTCACAATACAAAAATGATCTATCACCAGAAGAGCAACAGATCGTTGTTCGTGCACTGAGTGCTATTGGTCAGATTGAAGTTGCTGTTAAAACATTTTGGTCAAATATTGGCGATAAGATGCCGCACCCATCAATCCGTGACCTAGGTTATTCTATGGCTAACTCAGAAGTCATTCATAACCTTGCATATGAAAAACTACTTGATGTTCTACATTTGACACATATCTTTGAAGAAAACCTAAATGAAGAAGTCATTAAAGGTCGTGTTAACTATCTTCGTAAATATTTGAAAAAAGCATATTCAAACGACAAAAAGCAATATATCTATTCCATTATTTTGTTTACACTGTTTGTAGAGAATGTTTCTCTTTTCAGTCAGTTCTATATTATCATGCACTTCAATCGTAACCGTGCAGTATTAAAAGATTGTGCACAACAAGTACAATATACTCGTAATGAAGAAATGCTTCATGCTCAAGTTGGTGTTAAGTTAATTAATACACTTCGTGAAGAATATCCAGACTTGTTTGATGCTGAACTTGAGGAACGTATTGCACATGAATGCATTGATTCTTTAAAAGCAGAGTCAAAAGTTATTGATTGGATTATGGGTGATTATAATATTCCAGGATTAAATGCTGAAATTCTGAAATCATTTATTGCAAAGCGTATGAAAGACTCTCTTGATCAAATTGGATTTAATTCAAGTGAGATTCAATATAATCCACAACACATCGAACAAACATATTGGTTTGATGAAGAACTACTTGGTGCAAATATGACTGACTTCTTTCAGAAACGTCCCGTTGAATATGCCAAAGGTAAAGGCATTGATGCTGATGATCTGTTTTAAGGAGAAGAAAGAATGATTGATACAACAAAAAATTGGTGGTGGGCGAATGATGACTCTCGGACATTCCTATCACGTGGATATATTGATGGTAATATGACCGCAGAGGAACGCGTTCGGGAGATTGCTAAGACCGCAGAACGTATTCTTGACATGGAAGGTTTTGCCGACAAGTTTTATCACTATATGAGTCGTGGATATTATTCACTTTCATCACCTGTCTGGAGTAACTTTGGTACCAAAAAAGGTCTTCCTATCTCGTGTAATGGAGTATATATTGATGACTCTATTGAAAGTATTTTAACCAAAGTAGGCGAAGTCGGAACACAAACAAAGAGCGGCGCCGGCACAAGTGGTTATCTTGGCAGCATTCGTCCAAGAGGTTCTATCATTAAGAGTGGCGGTAAAGCTGACGGACCTGTTCACTATGCAAATATGTTTGAAACTACAGTCGATATTATCAGCCAAGGCAATGTTCGCCGCGGTTCAATGGCTGTTTATTTGGATATTGAATCGCCTGACATTATGGAATTTCTTGATGCACGTGAGGAAGGATCGTCAATTAAGAACTTGTCCTTAGGTGTTTGCATTTCAGATAAGTTTATGCAAGAAATGATTGACGGTGATGTAGCTAAAAGAACTGTCTGGGCAAGAGTACTTCGTAAGCGCCGTGAGTCCGGTTATCCATATCTGTTCTTTTCTGATACTGTTAATAACAATAAGCCTCAAGTTCTTAAAGACAAGAATAGAACTATTTGGGCCTCTAATCTGTGTTCAGAAATTGCATTGCCTTCATCAAACGATGAGTCATTTGTTTGTAACTTGGCCTCTATGAATGCTTTGACATATGATGAATGGCAGAACACCGATGCTGTTGAAACCATGATTTATTTTCTTGATGCTGTTATGGAAGAATATATTGAGAAGACAAAAGACATTCCATTCATGGAAGCATCATATAACTTTGCTGTTCGTTGGAGAGCATTGGGTCTGGGTATTCTTGGATGGCATACTTATCTACAATCAAAGATGATTGCATTTGAATCATTTGCTGCTCATATGGAAAACATCAAAATTTCAAAATTCATTGATGATAAATCAATGATTGCAACTAAGGAACTTGCACTTGAATATGGTGAACCATCAGGAATGCTTGGATATGGTCAACGAAATCTTACACGTTGTGCTATCGCTCCTACTACTTCTTCTAGTTTTATATTAGGTCAGGTAAGTCCAAGCATTGAACCATTGGCCTCAAATTATTTTACAAAAGACCTAGCAAAAGGTAAGTTCACCTACAAAAATCCTTATCTAGACTCTGTGATACAGGATCATGTGAGTCATGGTGACACTGCAATGGGTTATAAAGAAATTTGGGAATCAGTCTTGAAACGTGGTGGTTCTGTTCAACATCTTGAATTCTTGAGTCAAGATGAAAAAGATGTATTTAAAACATTCTCTGAAATTACACCATTGACTATTGTTCAACAAGCTGCGGCAAGACAAAAGTATGTTGATCAGGCACAGTCATTGAACCTTCTTATTCACCCAGATGTATCAGCAAAGGATGTAAATGCGTTGCTTATCGAAGGCTGGAAACTTGGAGTAAAAACATTCTATTACCAACGTTCTGCCAATCCTGCACAAGAATTGGTGAGAAATATTCTGGAATGTAGTACGTGTGAAGCTTGATTACTGAAAAATAGATGAGATAAATAAGCGGTAGGACATAAAGTCTTACTGCTTATTTTTTTTGGAGAATGACATATGACTAAAGAGGAAATTATTTGCCCTTCATGTGAAGCAGAGTTTTATATTGAATCTGATAATGAAGTGCTTTTTTGTGCACACTGTGGTACCGCACTTGATGAATCAACAGAATCTGATGATTTTTGGGAAGCATTTGAAGAAGATTCGGACGAAGAATAATGTGGTTCTATGAAGGGAAGCCATTCTCTTCAGAAGATTTAGATGATAGTCACATTGGCTTTATTTATGAGATTACTGATACTGTGAATGGTAAAAAATACATAGGTAAGAAAAAACTTATCTCAAAACGAAGATTAGCTCCTTTGAAAGGACAGAAGCGTAAGCGAACTGTTATCAAAGAATCTGATTGGGGAACGTATTATGGTTCTAGTGAAGAACTCAAATCTTTAGTTCAAGAGTTTGGTGCTGAAAGATTTACTAGAATCATTCTTAGATTTTGTACGACTACCGCAGAAATGAGTTATTATGAAGCCAAAGAGCAATTTGTGAGAGAAGTACTACTTAAACCTGATGAATACTATAATGCTTTTATAGGATGTAAGATTCATCGCAATCACGTAAAGCATCTTAAAGGTGAGTAAGAATCATGAGTACATATGTCAGTAGAGTTGCCATATCATTTTCAATATTACTAAATTCAATCTTTGGTGGAAAACATAACCAAACATTGTCTGCTACACAATATAGTCGTAAGCGTGAAGGTAAGTTTAATATTTGTTGGCTTATTGACATATTGTTTTTCCATGAGAAAGATCATTGTGCTGAATCTTGGATCAAGTGGATGATCATTCATGAAGCCATAGACAAATATGACAAGATAGGAAAATAGTTGTTGACATTTGCTTTTATTTGATTTATAAAGTAAATATAACCAACAGGAGTTGACAATGATTACCATCTACCAAAACCGTTGCAAAGAGTTTACTTCAGAACTTCAGAAAGAGGCTAAGTATGCAATGATGCTTGGTGCAAAACAATGGGAGACTGACTTTGCTCAGTACTACACTCCTGTATATGAAGTTAACACTAACGATCTTGAAGAAGCTTTTGAGTTGACAAATCTGTGGAATGACATGAATAAAATCAACTTATGTGCTGATCCAGGTCCAAGTTCCTCTGTTGGTGACATCTTTGTTGATTGGATTGGTCAATGTTTCATTGTTGATAACATGGGTTTCACACAAATCCCAAACCCATTTGAGGTCTAATATGTTTACATCTGATCATGACTTTGATATTCTTGAAGAGATCACTATCGGTGATGGTGCTAAACTTCGGTTGATCAAAAACACCCGTAGCAAAAATCTTGCAATCCAATCGTGGGGTCCTATGCAACAAACATGGGTCACCACGTATCGGTATAATGTTGAAGAAAACTGGAACAAATGGAAATATATTCAAAATAGTTGTTGACATATGTTTCTGGTTGTGTTAAGTTGTCTATGAGGAAACAAAAAGGGTTCACTATGAATATTCATTCTGCTCTTGAGATTGCTAAGAAACTGCGTAAACTGGCTCACATGGGCGACTATGGCTATGACAAGTCGGACATGATCTTGGAGTTGATTGCTATGGCTGATGACTATCAGGATCTTGCCGAAGCAATGGAAATGGAAATGATCGTTCAAATGCAACGTGACTGGGTGGAGGCTAACTAATGGAATTTGTCGAATATGAAAATGGTAATGGTATGCAGTTGGGTCCACTACTTACTACTTTTGCCAGCAGTTCCAAACCTGGCAAATCAATTATGATGGACCGTGTGATGGCTGATGAAATTGCTCGGATCAACCCTGTTGAGGTATTGAGTGAGTTTGAACAAGATTGCCAAGGCGCTATCGTCTATTGGATGCTTAACACAACTTCTGTCAACACGTATGGTATGGACATGAAAGAAGTGATTAAACTCTTTTGGAACGAAAGGCTGAACTGATGACTCCTGATGCAAAAGTCTCGTATGATCGTTTCCTAAAACGTAAGGAATTAATGGATATTGAATGGGATGATACTACTCTGCAAGAGTGTGCTCGTGTCCGTGCTAGAGATGTTCGATCAGACTTTGAGATCCAAGTCAAGCAAGAAATTGATGCTTGGATCAAGAAACAACCTGCTCACAGATCGTGGGCTACTCCTGCAAAATCTGCACAAGAATTCTGGAAAGAAAGGCTAAACTAATGGCAAATCAAGTAAACAACAATAACAATAGTGGAATTGGCTTTTTGGGCCTGTTGACTATTCTGTTTATTGGGCTTAAACTGACTGGGTACATCACTTGGTCGTGGTGGTGGGTGCTTTCCCCATTGTGGATCGGCTTTGCAACAGCGCTCGGAATTGTTGTTTTTGCATTTATTATTGCCTTTGCTTGGGCATATGTCACTGGTAAGTAAATGTTAACAGATCCTAAAGCGATTGAAGTGTTTAATGTTTTGATTAAAGCTGGATTAATTCCCAGCGAAGGTCAGTTTGAAATTACAGAAGAAATATTGCAAGCTTCATATGAGACTTATCCAAAACTTTATCCACCCAAAACATATAAACAACTAAAACCAAAAGAGATTGATTACATCAAACGTTTAGCTGCTATGAATTTAACTAAATTAAACAAGCAGAGGGCAAATGATGAGTCTGTAGTTAAAACTTCAAGCGGTCGGTTGTCTATAGAGTGTGGCTTTGTTTATGTCATTTCAAACCCTGCTTATGAAGGTTATTATAAAGTTGGGATTACAAACAACATTCAAAGCCGATTAGCATCTTATCAAACCTATGATCCTTTAAAAAGATTTAAAGTGGAGCATTATAGGTTTGTGTCTAATAGGCGAGAAGTCGAAAAACAAATTCTACAATCTTTCAATAAAGACCTTGTTAAAGGTGAGTGGGTTAATAGCGATGAAGTAAAAGCTATTATCGTCGGCTTATAAATAGATTGTAACAAATTGCTTCCTGTCCCACCATGGTCGTTCTAAGGCCTTGACGTTAAATAGGTGGATGGACGTCACGGGGTTCGATGCCTCCAGGGAGCTCCAATAACAATGCCCGTGTAGGCCAAAGGTAGAGTCAGAAGACTTAAAATCTTTACAGTGTCGGTTCGAGTCCGACCACGGGTACCAAATTTAAATGAGGTCTAATATGTCTAGTACAGAGTATGCCGAACTTGCAGGTCTGAAAATTGCACTTAGCAATATTATGGTAAACCATAAATCAGATAGTCAATGTGCAGCTGATTGGATTAAAGGTCGTATTAAACAACTTGAAAGTATGAAATAGAAATTACAAGTATGAAATAGAAATTACGGAAGTGGGCGTTAGACGCAAGAGGGCCTTATACACCCTTCAGCAGTAGATGACTGTTCTCGACTAGGAGCGTAACCTAGCACTTCTACATAGAGAACAAGATTTGTATAAATAGTACTGAATAGGTAAACCTAGGAGTACAAATCTTGTTCTATACAATCTACCAGATCACTAATCTTCTTGATGGTAAGGTCTATATTGGTAAACACCAGACTAAAACCCTTAACGATGGTTACATGGGCTCTGGTAAGCATCTAAAACACTCTCAGGCCAAACACGGAATCGAGAACTTCAAGAAAGAAATTCTCTTCCAATTTGATAATGAAGACGAGATGAACGCCAAAGAAGCTGAACTTGTGACAGAAGAGTTTTGTTTAAAAGAAGACAACTACAATCTTTGCCCTGGTGGGCAAGGTGGTTGGGGTTACATCAATCAAAATAATTTAACACCACGAATGTTGGGAAAAAAACAGAGTGATAAACAAAAGGATATTTCGTCCTCTTTAATCTCTGAGAGAAACAAAACCGGCAAAACTTCTGAGTCAATGAAGAAATATTATGCCAATAATGATCATCCTTGGGTTGGTCGCAAGCACAGTGAAGAAACAAAAGCTAAAATGCGTGAAACTCGTAGACTTAAGAAACTTGGTTCTCTGGTGTAAAGGTTAGCACTAAGCGCTCATAACGCTTCAGGTCAGAGTTCGAGTCTCTGGGGAACTACCAGCTCTTGATCGTAGGTTCAAATCCGAGTGGGAGCACCATAAATACTCTTGTATATAACAGGAGGTCTATTATGCCAAAATATGCTATCGAACGTAATGATGAATTAGTTTGTCAAGTTGTATTTCTAGGAAAAGGTTTATATAGACAAAAAGATATAGTGACTCTACTGTTTGATGATATGAAAAAAGCACAAGAAATTTCTATTATTTTAAATGGCAAAGTTGTTGAATATAAAGTATAAGAAGGAAATATCATGGAACCACTAGTCGAACAATTGAAAGTAGTACAAGCAACTGCTTTTTCACTCTATCTAAAAGCACATAATTTTCATTGGAATATAACTGGTCCTGATTTTATTCAGTATCATTCATTTCTACAAACTGTCTATGATCAGATCTTTGAATCAGTAGATGCATATGCAGAAAAGGTCCGAACATTAGATGCATTTGTGCCTGGATCATTGCAACGTTTTTCTGATTTGACTAAAATACAAGACACGTTTGTCGTACCATCAGCTTTAACTATGTTAATGATATTGGCTTCAGACAATGATATTCTTATCACAGAACTATATAAGACTGATGTAATTTGTGAAGCAATGAATCAACGCGGTATTCAGAACTTTATTCAAGGTCAGATTGAAGCACATGAAAAACTTCGTTGGATGCTAAAAAGTTTTAACAAATAACAAAATAGTTGTTGACATCCGAACAAATTTAGTATAAATAGATATATGAAATACACAGAGGTAACAATGCTTTCCCATCAACCAAATATGATTAAACGCTCATATCGTCCGACACAGTGCGGCGAGTGGTTTATGGTACAAGAGGGCAATATGTAAATATAGGTTAAGAATTACCTTATTACAAAGCCCTCCGGACACACAGTCTTGGAGGGCTTTTTTATACGGTGACACCAAGTGGTTTGGACAGGTCTCTCATAAGGATCTAGGAAGAGCTCGACTCTCTTTGTCACTACCAAAAATAGTTGTTGACATATGCTTTTAAATGATATATGGTAACAATGTAGGGAACGAAGAGATCATATCAATCTTCCCTTGCTCTTTTAAAATTTAGAAATAGTCTTAGAGGAAACTCGATAATAGACTGGAAACAGATTCTGTTTTCACATGCACAATAAGCCCATTGTAGCTACTGGGTAGTGGAACTATATAGTCATTGACAAGAAAACACGTTCGATTCGTGATTGTGCAGCTGAAAACAGAATTGGTCGGTGGCCCGGATGGTAAGGGGCGGGATTGCAAATCCCAGGCACGAAAGTAGTGAGTTCAATTCTCACATCGACCTCCAAGATATGTTGGTAAAGTGTTATGGTAGCACGGCGGTCTCCAAAACCGCAAGCCAGAGTTCGACTCTCTGTACCTTCGCCAAAATTGTTGGGAAGTAGCCAAGTGGTAAGGCAACGCACTTTGAATGCGTGTATCGTAGGTTCGACCCCTACCTTCCCAGCCAAATAATAATCAGTCCGTAGCTCAATTTGGTGGAGTGCCGCCCTTGGAAGGCGGAGGTTGGAGGTTCAAATCCTCTCGGACTGACCACTGACCAAAAATAGTTGTTGACATTGTGTTTTGTCTGTGTTATAAAGTAAATGTAACAGAGGATATGAAGATGAACAACAATGATCAAACAGTTCGGATTAACGAATTGCTAATGCAAGATTTAAAAGATATGTATCTAGGTAAAATTATCTATGCATCTATTGCAAGTGTTTCATTGATGATTAATGTTATTCTTTTATATCTCTTAATGTCATAACAACAAGGAAAGAAAATGACATATCGCAACTTGACTGTCTATCCGATTAAAATTGAGTCAGACATTTACCAATACGGCGAAGGTGTGTTTGTGTGGTTTGACGAGACCGGTGGTGTTGGCGGTGCTTCAAACTATCTTGAAGAGGCAAAAGCACAGATGCATAGATATGCGGAGAGCATGAATGAAACCTAAACAAAAGGAACTGCCGAAGGCACGAAATCCGTTCGTCCTTCATCTTTCCAAACGCCCATCAGGCGCACACGGAAAGGCACACAAAGTTCAACGCCGTGATGACAAGATGGCGCTGAAGCAAAATGCGCCCGTAGCTTAGTTGGCCAAAAGCATCCGACTTTTAATCGGTGATCCTGGGTTCAAATCCCAGCGGGCACACCATTACTTTGATGATACACTGACGCCGTGTGGTTACGGCAATACAACTAGGCTTACCGCAATCTAATAACCATAACGATTGAGTTGAGGTTGAGCAGTGTATCTTCTAAGTAATGCCTCGGTAGCTCATTGGTAGAGCGTTCGCCTGAAGAGCGGAGCGTAGGGAGTTCGATTCTCCCCCTTGGCACCAATATATCCTCTCTTAGCTCAATGGTAGAGCAGGCGACCGATAATCGTCAGACAATGGATCGTTACCATTAGAGAGGACCAAAGTTTGGGCAGGTAAAGCAGATGGTTTCTGCATCGAGTCTGTAAAACTCGTCTGAAAGGGAGTGGATCGTAACCGCACCTGCCCACCAATAATGTCCCCATAGATTACGTTGGCTAGATCATTGCCCTTTCAAGGCGAAGAAGCGGGATCGACACCCGCTGGGGATACCAAAATAGGTACTTGCCGGTACCTTGACAACAAGTCTTTCTTTTTGTTACTTCCAATGGGACGGCAATCCTAACTACGAAAAGGACTTGAAGATTGTTACACATGGTCTAATGGATATGACGCTTGCCGTGCAGGCAGGAGATATGGGTTCGAGCCCCATTGTGTTCTACTTGTTGTCAGAAATTCATATTCTTGTCGTCTAATGTAAGGACACTATCTCGACACGATAGGGGCAATGGTTAGATTCCATTCAAGAATACCAATAATGCTTCTGCCGGCGGATCCGGTGGCGGGTCTACGAAGCCTGCTTACGAATGTTCAACTCATTCCAGGAGCACCAAAATAATGCCGTGACAAGTGTAAGTGGAAGCATATCTCACTGTGACTGAGATGGAATGGGATCGAAGCCCATGCACGGTACCAAATCAAAAGGATATATGATGGTTAAAGTTGTTTCAACACCTAATATGCAAACAACATGCTATAAATGTAAATCCGTCTTAGAGTATACATTCCAAGACACAAAAGAAAAAACTACTACAGATTATCTTGGTGGTCGTGATACATATCGTGGGTTTGTTTGCCCAGTATGTGGATCATTTGTGTCTGTTGAAATTTAAGGATATATGATGGTCAAAGTTCTAATCTACAGTTCAAAAGAAATCTACGATACTGCTTCCTATGAAGGTCGAGCAGAAGCAGACTTGGTTGCCTATCAAGAAAATGGCTGGTATCAGATTGTGAAGAACAGAACTCGTCGCTATATGGGCCCTTATACAACCTTCCATGGATTGCAACTTGAGCTTAACTGGATTGAACGTGATGAGTTGAACAAAGAGTTTGATGACTACCGTTTTGCTCAGGAAAATACTAAACTTGCATGAATACGAAAATAGTTATTGACATTGTAAGTTACATATGTTATGGTGACTATATGAAGAATAAATTGGATGTCTTAGCGGACAACATCATCCAGACTAAATTATAGGATCGTTACAGCATCTTAGAGCTCGTTAGAGCATTTGACTTGTAATCAAAAGGAACGCCGCAAGGCACGATCCTGAATATACTATGAAACCGAATTGGTTGGTTTCAGCTAACAAATGGAAAACAATCTGTCTTTCAACAGATCAAAAGTGGTTCAAATCCACACTTTAAACCCAACCAGAAAAGGAATATACTATGTCTTTCGTAAATGCAGTTAAACAATCTAAGACCAAAGCAGTCGCCCGTACCGCAAACGGTATGAAGGCTAAAGCCACTTCGGCATCACTTGTTTTGGACTTGTTCGGTATCATTGGCTCTGCCCGTGGTACTGACATTACCAAACAATTCGTTACTTCATTCGTTGAGAATGCCGATCTTACTATGCGTATGCTACAGTGGGTTCGTGACATTCGCGAGGGTGCAGGCGAACGTGCTACCTTCCGTAATCTGCTATCAGCGCTAGAGTCTACCGACCCAACTCTTGCTGGTAAGTTGATGCACAAAATCCCTGCGCTTGGTCGTTGGGATGACCTGTTTGCATACAAAGATGCTACCAATCGTAATCAGGCGTTTGCTTTGATTGCAGAAGCTCTTGAGGCAAAGAATGGTCTGGCAGCAAAGTGGTGTCCACGTAAAGGTCCGGTCGCTGTTGAACTAACTCGCTACTTAGGTCTGTCTCCAAAGGCATACCGTCAGTTGATTGTTGGTTTGACCAATGTTGTTGAAACTCAGATGTGTTCTAAGGAATGGGAAGCTATCAACTTCTCGCATGTTCCTTCTGTTGCATCTGCTCGTTACCAAAAGGCTTTCGGTCGTAATGCAAAAGAGTCTTACTCTGCTTACATTGCTGAATTGAAGAAGCCTCAAGCAGAACGTGATCCAAAGGTCAAGATTAACGCTGGTGCGGTATATCCGTATGATGTTGTGAAGTCTGTGATCAAGGGTAACAAGGCTGTCGCTGATGAACAATGGAAGGCTCTGCCTAACTATATCGGTGACGCAAAGGTTCTGCCTATGGTCGACGTCTCTGGTTCTATGGGTTCGCTTCACTACTCAACAGGTAGCGCTCTACAACCAATCGACATTGCTGTTTCCCTTGGTCTTTACTGTGCCGATAAGAACACTGGTGCTTTCAAGGACTTGTTCTTGACTTTCTCTGCTTCGCCAAAGATGGAGTATCTAAAAGGCACTCTGTCGCAGAAGATGGATCAAATGTCAAAATCTGAATGGCAAATGAATACTAACCTGCACGCAGCTTTTGATGAGATTCTCAAGATTGCTGTCAAAGGTAAAGTTGCTCAAGAAGATATGCCTGACATGATGTTGGTATTGTCTGACATGCAGTTCGATTCTTGCACTAAGTATGATGACACTGCAAT